AGTTCCTCAATAACCTAGGCTCTGTTGTCAAACCGAGTAAGCGCAAGAAATCAAGGAATGTTTACCCTGGTTTTGATAAGTCTCTACCAGCAGTAAGCGCTGAAGCTAAAAAGGCTATTGACCAAACCATTAGATTTGTTGAACAGAACATTGACAGGAATAACCGCGCATGAGCAACATGTTTCTCAACATTGTCAGCACCTTCAAGGGTAATGGTATATCAACCGCCAATAAGCAACTAGGTGAGTTTGGCAGAGCAACTTCAGGTCTTGGTAGCACACTAGGCAAAGTCGGTGCTGCCATTGCTTCCTTTGGTCTAGCCGCTAAAGCCGTAAAATTTACAAAAGAATCTATTGACTCTGCTCGTGACCTAGAACGAAACATTTTTTCGGTCAAAACTATTTTTGACGAGTTTTCGCCTGCTATTGAAAAGTTTACGCTCAATGCTGAAAATCTTGGTTTAGCTCAAAAAGATGCTGCTAAAGCTTCAACTTTTCTAGGATCTGTTCTAAAGCAGTCTGGCTTCAGTATGGAGTTTGTAACTGCTGAAACACAAAAGCTTGTATCTCTCGGTGTAGACCTTGCAGCAACCTATGGCTACGATGTGCAAGAAGCCTTACTAGGTATGACCGCGTTGTTCCGTGGTGAGTACGACCCGATTGAGAAGTTCGGTGTCGCTATGAAGCAGAGCGAAATCAACGCTGAACTTGCTGCTAGGGGACAGGACAAGCTTGAGGGCGCTGCTCGAAGAAATGCTGAACAGACTATTCGGTTGGAACTTCTTTATCAGCGTGCAGCAGACGCAACAGGAGCGTTTACCGCTCAGTCTGGCAACCTTTATGTAGAGCAAAAGAAGCTCCAAGCTCAATTTGAAAACTTACAGGCAACTGTTGGAACTCAACTATTGCCAGTTATGGGAGAGCTAGTTGCAGCCCTAAAACCATTGGTAGATGAACTAACCCCAAGACTTACTCAGGCTGTCACAGACTCACTGCCAGCACTAGAAGTATTTATTCAATTCATCAAAGACACTGGGGATGCGACCACGACTACTGGTCAAACAATGGGCTTCCTTGCGGATAGCGTTGGAGCAACTTTCAAGTTTATTTCATCTAATTTTGGTGTTTTAGTTCAATTTGCCCTACTTCTTGGAACAGTCACAACTGCTCTTAGATTATTCGCAATAGCTTCAGCTTTTGTAGTAGCTAACCCAATTACCGCCGCTTTGCTTTTGGCAGGTGGGGCTTTCATTTTTGGTGCAGATGCAGCACGAAGACTTACTGACGATACAAACTTAGCTGGAGCTTCACTCAAAGCCTTCAATGGCATTGGAAATGAAACAGCTAAAACTGGCGTTTACATGGGCGGTAAGTTCGGTAGATTAGCGGTGGACTTTGCTGACACCTCTGATGAAGCCAAGCGTTTGCAAACCGAAGTTGCTAATGCAGATAGAGCAAGACTTGAAAATCTAAAAGCACAGGTAAATGGAGTAAGAATCTCCGCTGCTTATGCTGCTAATGAGTTGCGCCGTATGTCCATGATGGCTGGAGTAAAACCTAGTCAATCGGGTGCTGCGGCTGATGTTTCAACTACAGTCACAACTGGTGGAAAACCAGCCGCTGCTGCGCTAAGTGCTGTTGAGCAACTGAACAAAACACAAACCCTAAGTGTAAAACAAGCCGAAGCACAAGGCAAGCTTTTGGGCGTTGGATTAGAGCAGGGCGTTGTAAATCAAATTTTGGCTATGTCTAAGCCAGTTAAATCAGCAAATGATATCTTCAAGAGTTTGACTAAAAAGAACGGCGAGCTTAGCAAAAAAGGCATCGCAAAAGTCAAAGAATACAATGATACTTTCAATGCTGGTATCGAGCAAGTAAACCAAAGAGCCGCTGAAGCCGCCTCTGCCGCCGCCGCTGCTGCTCAAGAAGCCCAAAGACAAGCAGATGAATTACGCCGTGCTGAAGAAGCTCGCATTGAGGGTCTAAACCAGTTATACGCTAACTTCCTAGAAACAATCAAAGGAACTTTTGCAGGCATCCGCACTGCCATTCAAGGAGCCTTTGACATTACAGGACTTGGCGGATCTACAAACGCCATTATCCGCAACATGAATAAGCTCCTTGCCAAGATGAAATCCTTTAGCGCAAATGTCAAGAGCCTTGCAACTATGGGACTTGACCCTGCCCTACTACAGCAGGTTATCCAGGCTGGTCCCGTAGCTGGCTCTAGGCTTGCTGCTGCTCTTGTAGCTGGTGGGGCAGGCGCTTTAGGAGATATAAACGCAGGTTTTATGCAGGCTAGTTCCTTGGCTTCTGAAATTGCCACTACAGGCGTAAACTCGCTATTTGACACAAAGGCTCAGCAGAACCAGTACAACATCACCGTCACAGGCGGAGTCGGTTCTGGAGCGACCATCGGTAAAGCCATCGTAGATGCTATCAAGGACTACGAGCGCACTTCTGGTGCTGTCTGGCAGGGCGCGTAATGGCAGCTCCAGATGTCAGCGTTGAGTTTGGTTTTGACCTAGGCCAGCGGGACCCATTTGCTTTTGTCCTAGACAGCGCTACAAGGGGCGTGCTAGATGGGACAGAGTACACACTTGGCGGAGAGCGTTACTTTGACATTACAGACCGCCTAGTAACCGCTCAGGTACGCCGTGGTAAGTCGCAGGCACTAGACCGCATTGACGCTGGTGTAGTTTCGGTCACAGTAGACAACTCAGACAGAACATTTGACCCGCTTTATCAGGATGGCCCATATTTCGGTCAGCTTATCCCTAGGCGTTCGGTTCGAGTCACAAGCAACGAACTACCAGTCTTTGTTGGCTTTATTGACGACTTTGATATTCAGTACGAGCCAGGCGTGCAATCTGTGGTCCGCATTGACGCTTCTGACGCTTTGTCTGTTTTGACCAACGCTGGTCTTGAGGAGTTTACTCCCGACTCAGAGCTATCGGGCGCTCGCATAAACACAGTGCTTGACAGACCAGAAGTAGACTGGCCTGCTGAGCTAAGAGACATTGACCCAGGAAACTCGCTGATGCTTGACGCAGATGTCTCAGAAGGCACTGGCACGCTGACTTACTTACAGCTCGTTGCTAACTCAGAGTTCGGTACTTTGTTTCTGTCTAAAGATGGAAAGATTACTTTCAGGGAAAGAAACTCGGTTCCAAACATTCCTGACATCGTTTTCTCAGACGAAATTACCGCAGGTGTTTACACGGGTATTCAGTTTGCCGATGTGAACATTGTCTATGGATCAGAAAACCTTTACAACCGAATTGCACTATCAAACGCAGACATATTCCCCGAAGAAGCTTTTGCTGAGGATGCCACTTCTCAGGCGGTCTACGGACCAAGAACGCTAAGCCAATCAGGGCTACTCATTCAGGAGCCAGAGCAGCTTCAGTTCCTAGCTGACTTCTTCCTAGCTCGCTACAAAGAACCTCAGTACCGTTTTGAGACTGTCACAGTAGTCCTAGATACCCTAAGCACCGTAAACCAAGACAAGGTGCTAGACCTAGAAATCGGTGACATTGTGCAGGTTCGATTCGAGCCTTCTGACATTCCACCAGCTATTGAGCAATACTGCCGTATTATCGGCGTAAACCACGACTGGACCCCTGGTAGCAAGAACATAAGCTTTGCCCTAGAGCGCCTAGACTTTGCGGTATTTATCCTTGATGACGCGGTACTCGGTGAGCTGGACAATGACCGACTTGCCTACGAGTAGTAAACTAAACTAAGACAAAAGGAACCCAATGCCAAGAAAAACCTTTACCGCTGGTGAAGTCCTAGCTGCTGCTGATGTGAATCTGTACCTCAGCAACGAGGCTGTATTTGCTTCAAGCACCGCTACAACTTACACAGTCCTTCCAGCAGACCGCTACGAGACTCTGGTGTTTACCGCAGGATCAGCAGTCACAGTCACCATCGGAACAGCCACAGCTTTCCAGGCTGGCGAGCGTATTGACATTCTCCAAGACGGAGCTGGAACCGTGACAATCACCCGTGACGGAACCGCTACTACTTTGGCAGGTCGAGGAACCGCTGGAACCGCTTACCGCATTGGTCAGCGTTATGACGCTGTATCTGTTGTCTGTGTGGGTACTAACTCTTACCGCATTATTGGTAACGCAACGGCAGTCTAATGACTCTCTCAGCGTTAGGTATTTTTAGTGCTGCTGGGGCTGGTGGGGGAGTAGCTCTATCTGACTACGAGCTTATCTCTAGCACCATTTTAGGTTCTAATACGCCTTCTGTTACTTTCAGCAGCTTAGGCACTTATAGCTCTACATACAAGCATTTACAGGTTCGCATAGTTGCCAGAACAGTAAGAACAGAAGTCAATGACTCGATTATTTCTAGGTTCAACGGAGATACTGGAAGCAATTACGCTTGGCACAGACTTTTTGGAAATGGAAGCTCAGTTTCTTCTGGAGCTGGAACGACTCAAACATATATTTTGACTGGTGAAACATCAGGAAACACGAATACGACAAGTGCCTTTATGA